GCCAACGCTTGTCAACGACGCGGTATACGTGTTGGTCCCACTTGCTGAAGGCGCGGCCCGCTTCGACGGCCATGTGGGCGAAGCGGAAGGTGGCAACTGGGTGCCACTTGTGGGTTTCGGTGTCTTTCTGTTCCAGTTCGATTTTCATGATGTGCTCCTGTTGCTGATAGGGTGGGGGCGCAGGGCCCCCGTTGGGTTAGATGCGGTTGGCTGCGACGATGGCGCAGAGGACAGCAGGGTTCTTGTGGGTGCGATAGAAGTCACCGCAGTTGTATTCCCACTCGGCGTCACACTCAAAGCGGTGCGCGGTGCCGAACAGTTCGCCATCGTAATAGAAGTCGACGGTGTGGAAATCGTACTTTGGATCGTCACCCTTCACGGTGTTGAAGTTCCGCAGCTCGAAGTCGTAACCGTTGAACGAGAACTTGTTGTCGCGGATGTTGATGGTGGCTTCTTCGCCGGACCAGTTGCTCTTGTTGAAAGTGATGAAAGTCATGATTTTTACTCCGTGTTTGCGTTGCTGATGAGCTATCCCTAATCGATGCAATCAGGCATTGCAATACACAAAATGCATCTTTTTAAAAATAATTGCAGCATGCATCATTTGCAGCATTAAGCAGCATGCTGCAAATGGTGCAGCTCGGAGAAATGCAGCATTTATGCAGCATCGGGGGGAGCCTTCTAAAAGAAGGCCCCCAACTGCTGCAAATGCTGCACCGAGCAGATGCTGTGCTGCGCTGCACTTTTGTTGACCACCCTCGGAACTCAATCGTGCATCATGTTGCGCTGTGATGCATGCTGTGTTACTCGGATCAAAATCACTAGGGGTTTAGGAAATGAAAAGATACCTCGGGCATAAACCGAAAACGGATGACTGGAATTTTCTCGGGTCGGTAGAGGCAGACGGAAATTGGTTCGTGTACGTCAGGCCTGATCCGTCGAACGGATGGTCGTCGGTTAAGGTCGTGGCAGATGGCAGGGCCTTGGGCAAAGCGAACTATTGGCTGGGCTGGAACGGTCAACGCTTTAGCCGCCATGCGGATCTGCCGCTGCTGCTCAATCGCAGTGGGTTGGCTAGAGCCGTAGAGGATATGCTCAAGGCCCGTGAGGATGGGTTTGATTTGCTTTGACATCGCGCGGCCTTTCAGGCTTCATGCAGGCTGTGGCTCGGCTGATTTGGAATAGGTCGAGCCACACCCTCTTGTAGTTTCATCGCGCTGCTGCTATCTGGGGCTTCTGGTAGTCCTGCCAAGAAGCGGAGCATGCAGACAATGGGTCAGACGAAACGAACTTCTGCCGTCGAGCAGCGTATCATCGAGGGGCTGTGCGATGGCGTCCCGCTGCGTGAGTTGTGCCGTCAGGATGGGATGCCGAGCTGGCGGACTGTGTATGATTGGATCTCCGCCGACGAGGAGTTCGCCGCACGCATCGCGCACGCGCGCGAGTTGGGCTTCGACGCCATCGCCGAGGACATCCTCGACATCGCCGACGACGGCACCAACGACTGGATCGAGCGCCAACGCAACGACGGCACGACCGAACTGGCGATTAACAGCGAGCATGTGCAGCGCAGCAAGTTGCGCATCGACACGCGCCTCAAGCTTCTGGCGAAGTGGTCCCCCAACAGGTACGGCGACAACGCAACACTGAACCTTGGCAACAAGAACGGTGAGGCGCTCAAGATTGAGACCCAGCCCGCCGACCCCATGGTGCTGTCCGCAGTGACCCAAGCCCTGCTCTCGCATAAGGTAGACACATGATCTGGAACCCGTGGCGTCGCGTCCGCGAGCTTCAGGTCGAGCTGGACCGCGTGCGCGCCGAGCGCACTGCGCTTGATCACGCGCTGCTGCGGTCGACGGAACGGTACGACAAGATCCGCGAGACCAACCTCCAACTGCGCGACGCGCTGACGCTGTACCGCAAGGACGCATGACCACCGCGCCGCTTACACTCGCGGATGGTCGCGTCGTGCAGGTTGACGTAGTCGACATCCTGACTGGCGACGAGCACGTCAATACCTTCATGGAGTGGCAGACGCGCTGGAAAAGCACGGCGCGCGACAGCCAGATCCCTCCGTTCACGAAATGGAGCGAGTGCGGCTTCCTCGCCGGGCGCGGCTTCGGCAAGACGCGCGTCGGCGCAGAGTGGCTGACGCGATCCGTCTTCCTCGATCCGTCAGGCTTCGATAGCTGCGTGATCGCGCCAACCTATCAGGATATTCAGGTGACGTGCATGGAGGGCGAGAGCGGCCTGCTGTCCGTCCTGCCGCCCGAGCTGCTCGTCGAGCACAACAAGACGGGCAACTACATCCGCATGCGCAACGTGACTGGCGGCGTCAGCACGATACGCGGCTTCACGGCTGAGAAGCCCGAACGTCTTCGCGGCCCGCAGCACTGCCGCGCATGGTGCGACGAGCTCGCCGCATGGCAGTACGATCAAGAGACGTGGGACATGATGATGATGGGCATGCGTCTCGGCCCTGCACCGCAGATACTCTGGACGACGACGCCCAAGCCCAAGGAGTTGATCCGCAGGCTGAGCGCGCCCAAGGACCGGCGCGTCATCGTGCGCGGCTCAAGCCATGACAACCGGGCAAACCTGCCCGACGACTTCTTCTCCAACCTCGAACAGTATGAGGGCACAACGCTTGGGCGTCAGGAGATTTACGGGGAGCTGATTGATCCTGAAGAGAACGGCGTCATCAAGCGGAGCTGGATCAACCTCTGGCCTGCCAAGCGCAGGCTGCCGAAGCTCGACTGGATCATCATGTCACTCGACACGGCCTACACCGAGAAGAGCGTCGACAAGAAGGGCGACACCGACCCGACGGCGTGCGGCGTCTGGGGCGTGTTCCAGTACAAGAACATGAGCCACGTCATCCTGCTCGACTGCTGGGAGGATCATCTCGGCCTGCCCGACCTGATGAAGCGCGTGAAGAAGGAGCGCAACGTGCGCTACGGCGACGACGACGATCAGGCGCTGATCCGCCCCATGTTCGGCAGCGCCAAGCCCATGACGTCTGGGCGCAAGCCCGACATCCTGCTGATCGAAGACAAGGGCAGCGGCATCTCGCTGCGCCAGATGTTGGAGCGCGAGGGCATCGAGGCCTACGCCTACAACCCCGGACGCGCCGACAAGCTGACGCGGCTGCACATGGTCTCGCCGATCTTCGCCCAGAACCGCGTCTGGGTGCCCGAGAGCGACAAGTTCCCCGGCAAGCCACGCAGTTGGGTCGAGCCGCTGATCTATCAGCTCTGCTCGTTCACCGGCGAACGCTCAATTAAGCACGACGACCACGTCGATCAGACCACGCAGGCGCTGCGGCTGTGCATGGATAAACGCATGATCGACCTCACACGCAAACCGCGCGATGACTGGAAGGGTGACAGACCCGCCCCCACTGTGGTAATGAACCCCTACGCGGCGTAAAAGGACAACCTGATGCAAGACGAAGACGAACAGGAGTACGGCGAACTCATTGAGCTTGAGGGCCAAGAGCAGGACGACGTTGAGGACACCGAAGACGGCGGCGCAATCGTGCGCCTCGACGAGGAAGACCCGAAGGCAGGCGAGAGCGAGTTCTACGCCAACCTCGCCGACGGCATCATCCCCGAGCCGGAGCTGGGCCGTCTGTCGTCACGCTTCCTCGACCTGATCAGCAAGGACAAGGACGCGCGCAAGAAGCGCGACGACCAGTATGACGAAGGCCTGCGACGCACTGGTCTGGGCGACGACGCCCCCGGCGGCGCAGACTTTCAAGGCGCATCGAAGGTGGTCCACCCGATGCTGACCGAGGCCTGCATCGACTTCGCGGCGCGCGCCATGAAGGAGATCTTCCCGCCGCAGGGCCCCGCCAAGGACTTCGTGCCGGGCAAGCCCACGGACAAGAAACTCGACAAGGCGAAGCGCAAGACCAACCTGCTCAACTGGCAGATGACCGTGCAGTGCCCCGAGGTGCGTGCCGAGCTTGAACAGCTCATGACGCAGGTGCCACTGGGCGGCGCACAGTATCTGAAGCTGGGCTGGGACGAGGCGAAGAACCGGCCTGAGTTCCTGTTCGTCGCCATCGACGACATGTACCTGCCATTTGCGGCCACCAACTTCTACACGGCCCAGCGCCGCACGCACGTCCAGTACCTGACGCAGCTCGACTATGAGAACCGCGTCAAGAACGGCATGTACCGCGACGTCGACCTGACGCCCGCAGGCATGGAGCCTGAGATGAGCGTGGCGGCGCAGGCCAACGACAAGATCGAGGGCCGCGAGCAGACCAGCTTCAACGAAGACGGCCTGCGGATCGTCTACGAGATCTACGCCATTGCCGACGTCGAAGGCGAAGGCGCAGCGCCGTACATCATCAGCGTCGACAAGCCCTCGGGCAAGGTGCTGTCGATCTACCGCAACTGGGACGAAGAAGACGAGCACAAGGAAGAGTTGCTCTGGTTCGTCGAGTTCCCGTTCATTCCGTGGCGCGGCGCGTATCCAATCGGCCTGCCGCACATGATCGGCGGCCTCTCCGGCGCGGCGACCGGCGCACTGCGCGCATTGCTCGACAGTGCGCACATCTCCAACAGCCAGACGATGCTCAAGCTCAAGGGCGGCACGGCAGGCGGTCAGTCTCTGTCCATCCAGCCGACGCAGACCATCGAGATCGAGGGCGGCCTGAACGTCGACGACGTGCGCAAGCTGGCGATGCCGCTGCCGTACAACCCGCCTTCGCCCGTCCTGATGAACCTGCTCGGCTTCTTGGTCGACGCAGGCAAGGGCGTGGTCCGCACGGCCTTGGACGACGTGGCCGACGGCAACCCGAACGCGCCCGTCGGCACGACGCTCGCCAAGATCGAGCAAGGCATGGTCGTCTTCTCGTCGATCCACGCACGTCTGCACGACGCCATGGCCCGCATGCTGCGGATCTTGCATCGCCTCAACGCGATGTACCTCGACGACGAGCGGCTGGAGCAAGAGGCAGGCGAAGAGCTTGCCACGCGCAAGGACTTCGAGGGGCCGCTTGATGTGGTGCCCGTCTCCGATCCGAACATCTTCAGCGAGGCGCAGCGTTATGCGCAGGTGCAGGCCGTGTCGCAGCGCGCTGCCGCCCTGCCGCAGCTCTACAACATGCGTGCCGTTGAGGAGCGCCTGCTTGAGACGCTCAAGGTGCCCAACCCGAAGGAGCTTCTGGTCCCGCCGATGGAGCCCAAGGACCAGAACGCCGTCAACGAGAACGTCGCGGCGACACTGGGCCGCCCGATCACGGCCTTCCCTGATCAGGACCACATCGCACATCTCAAGACGCACCTTGCGTACATGATGAGCCCGACCTTCGGCATGTCGCCGATGATCGCGCCCGCCTTCCTGCCCGTCATGCTGAACCACATCAAGGAGCACGTCGCTCTGTGGTACGCGGCATCCGTCTTCGACGTCTCGAACGAGGCGCTCGGCGAGGATGTGGGCGACATGATGAAGGAACTGGGCAAGGATACGGAAGGGCGCAAGGCGCTCGACCAGATGCTGGCCGAGGCTGGTGCCGCCGTTGTGCAGCGCGGTGGCGAGATCTTCAGCGATCTGCCGCAGGTTGTGCAGCAGGCGCAGCAGGTCATGCAGCAGTTCGCACCGCAGCCGATGCAAGATCCGCGCCTCGCCCTTGAGACGCAGAAGCTTCAGGCCGAGACGCAGCGCGATCAGATGCGCATGCAGCAGGATGCGCAGCAGGCGCAGCTTGAGGCGCAGATCGACCAGCAGCGGATGCAGCTTGAGCAGCAGAAGATGCAGGTCAATGCGCAGCAAGACCAGCAGGACAACCAAATCGACATGGCCGAGCTTCAGCTCCGCATGCAGATCGAGCAGCAACAGCAGCAGGCTGAAGATGCACGTAAGGCGGCTGAGCTTCAGGCTCGCATGACGATGAACTCGCAGGACAATCAGACGGCCATGCAACTCGCGGCTGCCGAGATTGCGTCTGGTGAAAAAATCGCGGTGTCGACAGGCACTGGGATCAACCCCAACCCGTGAAGGATGGAACCATGAAGAAGAACGACGCGGCGCTGAGCAAGGGCAAGCACACTGGCCCAATCAACGCAGAAAACACAAACATGCACAAGCTCATGAAGATGGGCATGCACCCGAAAACCGAAGTGTCGGGCGGTAAGAAGACCCCCGCATGAGGATAGAGACCTTGCTTCAACGCATCGAGGCAGAGCAAACTAAGTTTGCTAACGATGCGTTGTCGCAACCTGCCGGGCGCGACTTGTTCGCGTATGGGCAGGCCGTTGGCATGCACGCGGGTCTTGAACATGCCAAGCGTATCCTGATCGACCTTGTGGCCGAGAAGGAGCGCAAAGACTTCAACCTCTAACCCTGCGAAAGGAGCACACATGCAGGAACTCGGTAACAAGGTTGACTTTGGGTATGCGAGCACGGACGAGGCGTTTCCCGCCTGTGATCCGGGCATCACACCCTTTGGCAGCCGTGTCCTGTGTCAAATCAGGACACCGAAACAGAAAACCAAGGGCGGGATCATCCTGACCTCGGAAACACGCGAGACAGACGCGTGGAACACTCAGATCGCGAAGGTGATCGGGGTGGGCGAACTTGCGTTTCGCAACCGCACAACAGGCGAGCCATGGCCCGAGGGCTCATGGTGCCAGACCGGAGACTTTGTCCGGGTGCCTAAGTACGGCGGCGACCGCTGGACTGTCAAAACCGCAGACGGCCAAGACGAAGCTCTTGTCGTCATTTTCAACGACCTTGATCTGATAGGCAAAGTGACGGGCGATCCGCTCGCCATGAAGGCTTTCATATGATCAATAAGGCTACAATAGGGAGCTGGTTATGAGTGACCGAAACAACCTAAGTGAACAAGATGAAGACGACTTGATCCCCGTCGAAACGCCCCCCGAGGAAGAGACCAAGGCTGAAGAGCCCGAGGTCGAAGAGGACGAGGACGATGACGACGACGAGGAAGATGCGCGTCTAGCCGAAAGCGACGACGATCACGACGAAGAGGTGTCCAAGAACCAGAAGCGCCGTCAGAAGCGGCGTGAGGTGCAAAAGCGGGCCAAGGAAGCCGCCCAGCGCGAGCTGGAAACGCTTCGCCAACTGAACGCGGATCTCATCCGCCGCGTGTCTGCCATCGAGACGCACACGGCCAACAGCAATGCTCAGACCCTTGAGCAGAAGCTGGCGCAGGCCGTTGCCGAAGTGCAGCAGGCTGAGCATGTAATCGCCAAGGCGACTGAGCAGGGCAACGGTGACGATGTCGTCGCAGCCATGCGCATCCGCGATCAGGCGATCTACGAAGCCCAGCGGCTGAACGCTGCCAAGCAAGAGTTCGAGCAGACGCGTCAGCAAGCGGCCCAGCCGCAGGCTAACCCGACTGTCGTCAACTTTGCGAAACAGTGGATGGACGCCAACCCGTGGTACGACCCACAGGGCGGTGACCGTGACAGCGCACTGACCAAGGGCATCGACAACGAGCTGGCGCGTGAGGGTTACAACCCCGCATCGCGCGAGTATTGGGAAGAGCTTACGGCCCGTGTCTCCGAGGCAATCGGCGGCAATGACGAGCCCAAAGCGAAGCCACGCCGCAAGGCCCCACCGACTGGCGGAACACGCGAACACGCACCCGTTTCGACTAAGAAAGAAATATACGTGACACCCGACCGTAAACAGGCTATGATTGAAGCCGGAGTATGGGATGACCCTGTGCTTCGCCAACGCTATCTGAAAGCGTATCAGGCCTATGACACTGGTTCGGCTCGCTAAAAAAGGAGTGAGACAACATGACGAATAGTACTGAAGATGATCGTTTGAAGAAGCCGGAATTTGACGTTGTAGGTCGGCGCGAAACTCGCCGGTCTCAGGACCGGCAGGTCACTGAGAACCGCGAAGTGAGCGAAGATGACCGGCTCGAAATGTTCCGTAACCAACTTTTCAATGACGCACTTCCTGATCTGCCGGACGTCCCGGGCTATCATATGTGCTGGCTAACCACGCAAAATCCGCGTGATCCTATCCACCGTCGCATCCAACTCGGCTACGAGCCAGTGCGACCGGATGAGATACCGGGGATGGAATATGCTTCAATCAAGACTGGCGAATGGGCTGGTTTTATTGGGGTCAATGAGATGCTCGCGTTTAAGCTGCCCACCAGCCTGTACAACAGGTTCATGCAGGAAGCTCACCACGATGCACCTCTTCGCGAGGAAGATAAGCTTGCCGAGGTTGCGGATGCTATCCGTGAACAGGCTGAGCGAGCCGGTAGCACAATGTACGAGGGCGACGGATTGTCGGAGATGCGTGATTTCAACCCTCGGGCACCGCAGGTGTGGTGACCGAGTAACCGCAACTAACTACGAGGTATAAGACTATGTCTTCGGTATCCCAACCGTTCGGCCTACGTCCCGTCTACTCGCCAAGCGGTGTGGTTCGCCCCACCGCCTACTCGATCCTTACGGGCTACGCAGCGAACATTTTACAGAACCAGCCGGTCAAGATCGTTACGTCTTCGACTGGCGAAGGTACCATTGCTGCGGCAGCCATCGGCGACCGTTTCATCGGCACCTTCCAAGGCGTTGAGTTCACGGACACAGACGGTCGCCGTCGCGTATCCAACAAGTGGACTGCATCGCAAGCAGGCACCGACATCGTTGCCTACGTCACGCTTGACCCGACAATCGTTTACGAAATCCAGAGCAACGCTGCTTTGGTCGTAGCCGACATCGGTAAGCAGTACGACTTCACCACCGTTGGTACTGGTTCGACTGTTGTCGGTATCAGCCAGATGATGCTTGACGTCGCTTCTGCTGCTGCAAACGCGTCGTTCCGCCTGATCGGGATCACTCCCGGCCCCGACAACAACTGGGGTGACACTTACGTCATCGCTCAGGTCCAAATCAGCGAACATCAGAACGTCGCTGACGTGGCCGCATACTAAGGAGGGCTGAACTATGGCTACCCCAATGCGGAGTACAGACTTCCGCTCAATCGTTGAGCCGATCCTGAACGAAGAGTTCAACGGCATCTATGACCAACGCGCTGACGAATGGTCGCAGGTTTTCAAAGAGTTCAAGGGCATCCCTCGGAACTACCATGAAGAGCCTGTACTGTTCGGCTTCGGTGCTGCACCAGAACTGCCCGACGGCATGCCGGTCACCTATCAATCAGGCGGCGTGCTGTTCATTCAGCGTTACGTCTACAAGGTCTACGGTCTGGCATTCGCCCTGACCAAGGTTCTTGTTGAAGATGGTGATCACATCCGTATCGGCCAGACCTATGCACGTCACCTTGCACAGTCGCTGATCGAGACCAAGGAAACGCTTGGTGCCAACATCCTGAACCGCGCCTTCAACGGCGCGTACACGGGTGGTGACGGCAAGTCGCTCGTTGCAACCGATCACCCGATTGCACAGGGCACGTTCTCGAACCAGCTCTCGACCGCTGCAAACCTCTCGCAGACGTCGCTTGAGCAGCTCCTCATCCAGATCCGCAACGCTGTTGACAACAACGGCAAGCGTATCCGTTTGACACCTAAGAAGATCGTTTCCGGTCCTTCCAACGTGTTCCAAGCTGAGGTTCTGCTGAAGTCCGCACTGCGTGCAGGCACCGCAAACAACGACGTGAACCCTGTGAAGAGCATGGGTCTCCTCGATGACGGTCAAGCTAACCTTTCACGTATCACCTCGACCACCGCATGGTGGGTGCAGACTGATGCGCCAGAAGGCCTCAAGCTCGCGATGCGTCGCGGCCTTGAGAAGTCGATGGAAGGTGACTTCGAGACCGACAGCATGCGGTACAAAGCCACCGAGCGTTATGCGTTCGGCTGGACCGACCCTCGCGGCGTGTACGGTACTCCGGGCATCTAACCGGGTTGGGGAGCTTCGGCTCCCCCTCCCTCTTCTTAAGGAGAAACCAGATGTCACAGACTACTTGGAGCGGACCACTCGCCTCTGGCGACCGCAACGCAGGCGAAAGTGGCGGACCGAACATCGGCCTCGCCTATCTCAGCCAAACCGCGCTGATCAACTTCGACGCCACGTTGGTACAAAACGCGACGTTCAACATCCCTGCGTCTTCGCAGATTGTTGACTTCTACGTTGACGTGCTGACGGCTTACGACAGCGCATCGTCCGCAACGCTCTCGGCTGGTACCGCTTCTGGCGGCACTCAGTATCTGAGCGGCGTGAGCGTTAAGACGGCAGCTCGCCGTTCGAACGCGTTCAGTGCTGCGCAGCTTGCTGCGATGGACGACGTTGGCTCGAACCGCACGGTTGTCGCAACTGTAACTTCAGTCGGTCAGCCGACTGCTGGTCAAGTTCGCGTCACCATGCTGTACGTGCAAACAACGGCTGATGACTAAGCATTAGTCTTATGCTATAAGAGGGGGTCGCCTTCGGGTGGCCCCTGATTATCAAGGAACATAAAATGGCAGATGCAGTAGCAACACAGATTTTATTTGATGGCGAACGCAAAGCCATTATGAAGTTCACCAACATTTCCGACGGCACCGGCGAGAGCAAGGTGACCAAGGTCGATGTATCGGCCCTAAGCCCCAGCTCCTTCGACAAGGCTTGCGACGGCGTGACGATCACCAAGATCCACGCCATGACGCACGGCATGGAAGTCGACATGTACTGGGACGCGACTACGGACGTGTTTATCACTTCGGTCCCGCAACAGCAGATGTATTCGATGGACCTGACCCAGTTCGGCGGTCTGTGGAACAACGCAGGCGCAGGCAAGAACGGCGACGTTTTGTTCTCAACCCGCGACGCCAGCACAGGCGACACGTACATGATCATCCTTGAGATGGTTAAGTCCTACGCAGACTAATGGGCGCGTTAATGGGCCCTATGGCGTTCGACGCCGCAGCGCAGAAAGCCAAGCGCGACATTCAGGATGCGCTTGGTTCCTATCGCCGCATGCCACAAGCCCCACAACCCCGCGCGCAGGCTCAGGTGATGCCGAACGGCATGCAGATGTCTGCGCAGGTGCCTATGGGCCAGAACCAGATGCAGTTCGGCATGCAGACGCAGGGCATGCGTCCGCAGGATCTCATGGCCCGCTATGCGACGCCTAACCAATCGTTCGGTGTTAACTACCAGCCCCAGAACAAGGGCGTCATGGCGACATACGCTCGACGTTTCCAAGAGGGCGGCCTCGCCACCTCGCTGCGCATGGGCGACAATTACGAGCAAGACAAAGATTTCGTAGCCGCAGCCAACCAGCAGATGCAAAACATGGTGGCAAAGCCTTTTGCCAAGGGCGGCCTTGCCATGGCCGAGGGCGGCGCGTGGACACGCAAGGAAGGCAAGAACCCCGAGGGCGGTCTCAACGCCAAGGGCCGCGCATCGCTGCGCGCTCAAGGCCATGACATCAAGCCGCCCGTCAGCGCCAAGCAAGCGAAGAAATCACCAAAGGCAGCCGCACGTCGCAAAAGCTTCTGCGCACGTATGTCTGGCATGCCGGGCCCGATGAAAGACGAAAAAGGCCGACCAACTCGGAAGGCCCTATCACTGCGCAAATGGGATTGTTGACATGAGCAGCTTCGCCGTAAAACCCGTCTGGGACAAGAAACGTCCGAAGGATCTCGGCAAGCCGAAAGACTTGTCAGTTAAGCGCAAGGCCGCCGCAAAACGTCGCGCCAAAGCCGCTGGACGACCCTATCCAAATTTAATCGACAATATGGCTGCGGCCCGCAAGAAAGGTAAGTGACATGGACGGATTTAAGAACAGCACTCGTACCCAGTATATGAAGGGCGGCGCTTGCGAGGGTTACGCCAAGGGCGGCTCGGTAAAGGGCGCAGCCAAGATTGCCAAAGTCATGGGCGAATTTAAGGCTGGCACGCTTCACAGCGGCTCGAAGAAGGGCCCTGAAGTAACCAGCAAGAAGCAAGCCACGGCCATCGCCCTGAGCGAGGCCCGCAAGGCTGGCGCGAAGATACCCGTAAAGAAGGGACGCGGCGGCATGATCGAGGAAGGTATTTCCACGCGCCCCACAACCGCCTCTGGCCGTCGCATGACGAACGAAGAACTTGGCATGACGCCGGGAGGCGTAGCGCCTAAGAAGATGCCCCCTGCGGTTAAGGGCGCTGCGTCTGGCGCTGCAAAGGGTCTTGGCGCGCGTGCTGCGAGCGAGGCTGCAAAGGGCCTTGGCGCACGCGCTGCGCGTCCCCTCCCGAAAAAGGCGGTGCCAGTTGCCCCCCGTGAGCCGTTGATCTCGCCATCCTTGATGCGCGAAATCAACATGCGCTCCATGGCGGAGAAATATGGCAGCAAAAAGGGCCCAGCTACTGGTCTAGGCGCGGTTTCAGACAGCGACATGCGGATGCTGCGGAACGCTTCTGGATACAAAAAAGGCGGGTTGTCCGCCATGCCGAAGAACAAAGGCGGCAAATGTTAAACAAGAAGGGGGCGGCTGACTTGTCGTTTGCCGCCCAATCTTGTATAAGATGACAGCCAGAGATGCTTGCCCAACATGGCGAGCTGCTGCGATAACCAAGCGAGCAAAATCTTATGGCGTATTCAGGTACCATTTCACAGACTGTTTTTAACACGCGGCGCGTCATTGAGAACGCGACACGTCGGTGCAAGTTGACTGCACAGCAGCTCACCTCTGAGCATGTCGACATCGCAAACGATCAGCTTTTCCTCCTCCTCTCCGACCTTGCCAACCGAGGCATCCAACTTTGGTGCATTGAGAAGCAGATCTACCCGCTCTACAGCGGCGTGGGCGACATCACCACGGACGTCGGCACCGTCGACATCCTGAACAGCAACCTGCGCTGGCTTCAACAGGTCACGGGTATCAACTACGACACGAGCACGTACCGCGAGGTGGATTTCACCGACGCGACCTTTGTGACGACTGTGGGCGTCCTCTGGTCCGCCGCATCCGTGCCGATTGTCCTCGAACGCTCCGACGACAACGTGACGTGGTTCGAGGTGCAGTCCGAGACGCCAAGCGCAACGGCAGGGCAGTGGACGTGGTACGATCTGGAAAGCAGTGTAGCCTCCCGCTACTTCCGCGTCCGCGCAACGTCCGGCACGCTCGGCTTCAGCCAAATCTATTTGGGCAACACGCCCACCGAGATCCCGCTGGCCCGCATGAACCGCGACGACTACACGAACTTGCCTAACAAGAGCTTCCAGTCGAACCGTCCGCTGCAATATTGGTTTGACCGCCAAGTCCAGCAGCCAATCATGCACTTGTGGCCTGTGCCAAACGATCAGGCTGAGACCTACCAGATCGTTCTGTGGCGGCAGCGTTACATCATGGACGTCGGCAGCATGACGCAAGAGATCGAGGTTCCGCAGCGTTGGTACGATGCCATCGTTGCGATGCTGGCCGCAAAACTGGCGCTTGAGTATGTTGAGGTCGACGCGCAGCTCATCCCGCTGCTCGACGCCAAGGCGAAGGAAACACTCTATTTTGCCCAGCAAGAAGAGCGCGACAACAGCCCGATGATGATCGCGCCCAACATTGCGATGTACACGAGGTAAGGGTGCCGAACGAGGGCTTCCTTGATACTCGCGGCAAACAGTGGCTGGCGATTGGCCTGTGTGACAGGTGCAAGCGGAAGTTTCCGCTTGAGGAGCTGTGGAGCGACCGCAACAACCCCGGCCTGAAAGTCTGCAAAGACGATCTGGACGAGTACGACCCGTGGCGGCTTCCGGCGCGTGAGGGCGAGCAGATCGCCCTGCGCTTCCCCCGCCCAGATGTGGCGCTCGACGGATGACGCTCTATCTCAACACGCGCGGACGCACGACGCTTGCCATCGGGATATGCTCGCGGTGCAGCCGCAAGTTCCCGCTTGACATGCTGCAACCAGATCCGAATTATCCGGGGCTGCGCGTCTGTGACGTGGACAAGGATCAATTTGACCCGTATCGTTTGCCTGCGCGGCAGCCCGACAACATCGGACTGCCCTTCTCGCGACCTGATACGCCGATCCCAACCAATCCGGCGGGCGTTATCACCCAGAATGAGGACCAGTTCCTCATCACTGAAGACAACGACGATTTTATCATTTTCTTTGAGGATGAAGAGTTTTGAGCAACGTCCCTACAAATCTCATCCCTACCAAGATCACTGGCTTGCCGGAGTACACCGGCAGCAGCACCCTCGGCTATTTGCCTTACGTTCTCGAAGGACGCACGTATAAGGTTCAGTTCGCGAACATCGCGGCTGTCGGTGCCGTGCCCTCGACCCGCGAGATCAACACCGGCAGCGGTCTGGGCGGCGGCGGAGACCTGTCTGCCAACCGCACGCTCTACATCTTGCCGGGCGGTGTCGATGACAGCCGCCTGAGCGTCACGGGCGTCACGGCGGGTACTTACGGCGCAGCCGACACCATCCCCGTCTTCACCGTCAATGCGCAGGGCCGCGTTACAGATGTGACCTTGGCACCTATCGTCCTATCCAATTATGTCCCCACCAGCCGCACAATCACGGCTGGCGCGGGTCTGACCGGCGGCGGAGACCTTTCCGCCAACCGTTCGTTCGCTGTAAACTTTTCATCTACAACGCCTGAGCCTCTCGGTATCGGATCTTCCGGTGTCTCGAATGTTGCCGCGCGTGGAGATCACGTCCACCCTGCGGTGGACTTGAGCGACACCACGGAAACGCAAGGCGTGCTCCCCTTGTCCCGTGGCGGCACCGGCAATAGTCTGTCTCCTGTTGCCGGTGCCATCGTCTATTCCAGCAATGACAAGCTGTACCTGACCACCGCCGGAAGCGTCGGGCAGGTTCTGCGCTCTGGCGGCCCCGGCGGCGTGCCCTTCTGGACCGACGTTGGTGCAGGCACCGTAATCAGCGTTGCCGTCGCGACCGCAAATGGCTTTGCGGGCACTGTTGTCAGCCCGACACTGTCCCCAGTTATCACGCTCTCGACGACTGTCAGCGGTATGGTCAAGGGCAACGGCACAGCCGTGTCTGCGGCCACCGCAGGCGTTGATTACGTCGAGCCGGGTGCATACACCGCCAGCGGCCTCACAATGGCTACAGCGCGGCTTCTGGGCCGCACTACGGCATCAGTCGGCGCGGCGCAGGAAATCAGCGTCGGCACAGGCCTTACGCTCTCTACCGGCTCTCTGGTCAACGCTGCGCCCGATCAGGTGGTCTCGCTGACGGCAGGCACCGCAATTTCGATTACTGGCACATATCCGTCGTTCACGGTCACCAACACCGCGCCCGATCAGGTTGTGTCGCTGACAGGCGCGGGCACGACGACCGTTACCGGCACGTATCCATCGTTCACAATCACATCGAACGACAGCACATCGGGCACCGTGACCAGCGTCAATGCCAGCGGCGGCACAACGGGCATGTCGTTCACTGGCGGCCCAGTCACGTCGGCGGGCACCCTGACCCTCAACGGCACGCTTGCCGTGTCGAACGGCGGCACTGGCGCGACAGACGCCGTGGCTGCTCTCACGAACTTAGGCGCGTATCCCGCAAGCAACCCTGCCGGATACACGTCGAACGTAGGTACGGTGACGTCAGTCTCAGGCACCGGCACCGTCAGCGGCCTGAGCCTGAGCGGCACAGTGACGTCCGCAGGTTCGCTGACACTCGGCGGCACGCTCGTTGTCACGCCATCCGACTTCGCGTCGCAGACGGCCAACACGGTCCTTGCGGCACCGAACGGCTCGGCGGGCGTCCCGACGTTCCGCGCCATCGTTGCGGCGGACATCCCGACGCTCAACCAGAATACGACCGGAGTGGCCGCAAACGTCACGGGGATTGTCGCTGTAGCCAATGGCGGCACAGGCGCGAGTGTGGCCTCCACGGCGCGCACGAACCTCGGCGCGGCGGCCTCTGGTGCGAACACCGACATCACGTCGATTGCGCTCACCACAGGCACGATCAGCACGTCGCCAGTTAACGGCACGGACATCGTCAACAAGGCGTATGCCGACAGCATCGCGTCGGGCATCAACTTCCACCAGTCCGTGCGCTTGGCGACGGCTGCGGCACTGCCTGCCAACACCTACAACAACGGCACGGGCGGCGTCGGCGCGACGCTCACGGCCAATGCCAACGGCGCACTTTCGGTCGATGGCGTGGCTGTGGCGGTGGGTAACCGCATCTTGGTCAAGAACGAGGTGGCGGGGGCCAACAACGGCGTCTACGTTGTCACGGATACCGGCAGCAGCGGCGGCCCCGGCCCCGGTCCGGGTGGCAGCAACCCATACATCCTGACACGCGCAACGGACTTCGACAGCGCAGGCACTGGTGTTGACCAGATTGACGCGGGCGACTTCTTCCTCGTCACGGCGGGATCGACGCTGGCAAACACGTCGTGGGTGCAGCAGACGCCGCTGCCAATCACTGTCGGCACGACGGCGATTGTCTTCTCGCAGTTCGCCGCGCCGGTCCTGTACTCGGCGGGCACTGGCCTGTCGCTGACCGGTACGGTCTTCAGCATCACGAATACGGGTGTAAGCGCATCGACCTACGGCAGCGCGTCGTCCGTCCCTGTCATCGCAGTCAACGCGCAGGGTCAAGTCACGTCTGCATCCAGCTCGTCGATAGCCATAGCGGCCTCGCAAATCACGTCTGGCGCACTTGCCATCGCCAATGGCGGTACAGGTGCCACGGACGCGTCTGGCGCGCTGTCGAACCTCGGAGCGTATCCTGCGAGCAACCCTGCGGGCTACACGTCCAACACCGGCACCGTCACCAGCGTCAACCTGACTGCGGGCACAGGCGTCAGCGTCTCTGGCGGCCCTATCACGGCCTCTGGCTCCATCACCGTCACCAACACGGCCCCAGATCAGGTCGTGTCGCTGACAGGGTCTGGCGCTACGACCGTGACAGGCACATATCCGAACTTCACCATCTCCTCGCCTACGGCTGGCGCAGGCACCGTGACCAGCATCAACGTCAGCGGTGGCACCACCGGCCTGACGACGTCGGGCGGCCCAGTCACCAGCAGCGGGACAATCACGCTCGCTGGCACGCTGAATGTCGCCAACGGCGGCACAGGCGCAACGACCCTGTCGTCGGGCTACGTCCTCAAGGGCAACGGCACGTCGGCTGTCAGCGCGTCTGTGGTGTACGACGATGGTACGAACGTCGGGGTCGGCACGACCTCAGTCAGTGCTACCTACGGAAAACTTACAGTTGCGGGCGGTATACGGACTACAGACG